ACGTTTACAGTAAACTCAGCAGTAACAGTTGCCGACTCAGGCACCTGGTAAAAATTAGATAAGGGGCATCATGGCTAGCTTGAAAATTACTAGGGCAGATGGAACTGAGAGTACGCACCAGCTTATTCCAGCCATCGAGTACGCTTTCGAACAACAATTTCGTAAAGGCTTTCACAAAGCTTTTAGGGAAGATGAGAAACAGGAACATATTTACTGGCTAGCCTGGGAATGTTTACGCCGCGCAGATGCTCCAGACGTTAAGCCTTTTGGCCTAGCGTTTCTGGAGACTCTGCAAGCCGTCGAGGTTTTGGCGGATAACTACCCAAATGGCTAACGCGCGATAGCTTTACGTATCGAGTAGCCCAGCTTTCGGTACATACGGGTATCGCGCCTAGCGAGTTTATTAACATGGATTTAGATTTACTCAAAGCCTTTTACGAGGTTTTGAAACAACAGGCGAAAGAGCGGGAAAATGCCAGTCGTGGTCGAAGGCGTGCCAGAGCTTAAAAGAGCTCTCAAAAAGTTCGCGCCTGACCTGCGCGCTCAAATGGACGCCGAAATTCGCATAGCCCTAAAAGAAGTACGCGACGCAGCCCGTAATAAGGTGCCTGGTGTCCCACCTGGAAATTTATACAACTGGGCAGACACAGGCGCAGAAGTTAATAGCCGAACCTCAAAGGCTAGAGAGTTTCCTAAATTTGACTCTACGATGATACGTCGTGGCATTACATACAAAATGGGCGCAACTAAGCGTAACCGTCAAGGCTTTTCAGCGTTGTATTCATTATTTAACAGCGATGCCGCTGGTGCTATTGCCGAATGGGCAGGTCGTGTTAATCCTGGTGGACGGGTACAAAAAGCTGGACGTAACTACGGACAAAGTTCCAAGAACATAGGACAAAGTAATAATCCGAATGCGGGACGCATATTTGTAGGTGCTATGAATGGCATTGGTCCACTAAAGCAATACGACAAATTCAACCGCGGTCGTGGTCGCATTCTTTATGCAGCTTACGCGGATAATAGCGGCAAGGCTTTAGACTCAGTTATGAAAGCAATTGACAAAGCTTCTAAATTACTTAATTATCGCGTTAATTATGGAAAGGCCGCATAATGGCTATTCGTATTGACATAGCGTCCGAATTCAAAGATAAAGGTTTTAAGCAAGCCGATAAAGCCACAACCTCATTACAGCGCAATCTTAAGAGCTTAGGTAAAACTTTAGTCGGCGTTCTTTCCGTTCGTGAAGTAGTCCAATTCGGTAAAGCATCGGTACGAGCATTTGAAGAAGACGAGCGCGCAGCGACACGGCTTACACAGACTTTAGGCAACTTAGGCTTAGCCTTCGAAGACTCACGCGTAACGGCTTACATAGCAGATTTAGAGCGTGCTAGCGGTGTCCTGGATGATAAATTGCGTCCAGCCTTCCAGTCGTTGTTGACCACGACAGGCTCAGTTACTAAAGCGCAAGATTTACTAGGCCTTGCATTAGACGTTGCGGCAGGTTCTGGACAAGACGTAACTACCGTAGCTGGAGATTTAAGCAAGGCATACGTTGGCAATACACGCAGCCTAGCGAAATACAATACAGGTTTAAGCCGTGCAGAACTACAAACTGCTAACTTTGCAGAAGTCCAAGCGTTATTAGCTAAACAGTTCTCAGGCCAGAATGCCGCTTATTTAGATACTTATAGCGGTAAGGTCGCGGTTCTCAATATTGCGTATGCCAATATGCAAGAGACTGTATTTGAGTTCTTTAGAAACGTGGACCCATTCGCACCGTGGTCTGCGATTACTCAAATGGGTAAGGTAAAACCTAAGCCTTTCCAGACTCCGATGAGCGTTTCAGGTTCGACAGATGCTCAGGTAAAGATAGACCGCGCTCGCGCTAAAGCTGAATCAGACGCGGCTAAGCGCGCTAAGGAATTATTAGCATTGACCAAAAAGCAAGTTAAAAGCCAGGAAGCCTTAAACAAGAAAAAGAAGGAAGAAGGCATACTAGGCCAGATTGCACAACGTTTCGACCTTGAGCGCGTTCAAATAGCAGCAGCTTTACGTGGCCAGATTGACGACGTGGAGCGTCTACGGTTGGAACTCATGCAAGCTATTTTGGATGAAGACGTAAAGCGTGCCATTATTCTTGAAGGTCAGTTAATCAAAGCCGAAGCGGCTGCTAAAGAATTGGCAGACTTACTTGACAGCCTTGACGAAATGGTGGGCGACCCGTTCGTAGATTGGCCTTCAAAGATAACTCGCATTCAAGAATTATTGAAACAACTCAATATTAAAATACCTATTGAGACCTTATTCGCTGAAAAAGGTTTACGTTTAGACCAATCCACTATGAGCGTAACAAAACTAGAGCGCATGGACGTAGATGCTAACAACGTATACATAAACGGGCAGTTGATGAATCAAAATCAAACAATGGTCAATACAGGTCAGGCACTTTCCGCTGAAGTTTGGAAAGAGTTTACGGCAGACAATCCATTAGTTGTAGCAGCGGTCGAAAACGCGGCAGAAGCAAATCTTGCTCTCGCCGATGCTGAACTTTTATTAGCCGAATCTTTGTTGGCTGAATCGGATGGCACAATAGAAATTAACGTCAATGTTGATGGCTCAATTATAAGTGAAGGCGATTTAGCCGAAACGATTATCAACGAGATATACCGCAATCAGCGAAACGGAACCGGGATTTTCCTTAGTTCGGTGGCGATTTAATGCCAGCACCAACAATACGGGTGTTCGTAGACTTCGACAGTAATACAGCATTTGAAACTAATCCGCTTATATTGGGTTCTGCTACCGAAGGTATTTTAGGTACTAACCGTTTAGGCTCTGGCACGCTTCCCGTTGAAATTACAGACCTTGTAACCCGCGTATCTATTCGTCGTGGCCGTAACCGCATTACTTCAAAGTTCGAGTTCGGTAGCGCAGACGTCGTACTTTATGACCAAAACGGCGACTGGAATCCGATGAATCCAGCTGGGGCTTATTACCCTAATTTATTGCCGCTTCGCCAGATTATTATTTATGCTACTTATCTAGGCGAGGATTATTACTTATTCTCTGGCTACATCACAGACTACGACACGGGCTTTAGACAAGGAAACGAAGACCTCAGCACGGTTAATCTTAAATGCGTGGATGCGTTTAAGCTGCTCGCAGGTTCGGCTATTAGCACCGTATCGGGTGCTCCAGCTGACCAACTGTCAGGTGCCCGCGTAGATGCCCTTCTAAACGCCGTAGATTGGCCTGTAAGCCTTCGAAACATAGATACTGGGGAAAGTACGCTACAAGCGGACCCAGGCACCTCTAGGAACGTTCTAGAGGCATTACAAACGGTCGAAAATAGCGAGTTCGGCGGCATCTTTATAGACGGTGAGTCTAAGGTTAATTTCATTGACCGCAACACGCTCATCTCACGACCAGCTACTTCTATCTACACCTTTAGCGATACTGGCACGAATATCTCATACACAAATGCAGTTGTAGCCTTCGACGATACCAACCTCATTAACGACGTTACAGTTACCCGTGCGGGTGGCACGGCACAAAACGCATTCGACCAGACCTCGATAGATACTTACTTCCTGCATTCTGGCATCCGTGACGGTATTTTGGTCCAGACAGACGCAGAAGCTCTCAATCAAGCTAGAGGCATTTTGGCTACACGCAAGGACCCAGAAGTTCGTATAGATAGCATCCAGCTTAATCTTTACGATGATACCAACCCTAATAAGCCTTTAGCTGGGGTAGACATTGACCTACTCGACGGCATCACGGTTACCAAAACCATGCCAGGCTCGACGAGCGTTACCCAGCCCAGCCTGGTCAACGCCATCCATCACAACATTACTAAATCAAGCTGGAATACGACCCTATTCACTTCTGAGCCTTTGTTAGCTGGCTTCGTGTTAAATAGCACGGTAAACGGTATACTAGGCGAGGACGTCTTAAGCTACTAAGGAGACACATGGCAGGCGCAGGTTACAAGTTATTTCAGACAGGTACGGTTTTGACGGCAGCGGACGTCAATACGTATCTCAACGAGCAAACCGTCATGGTGTTTGCCAGCTCAGTTGCTCGCACAAGCGCACTAAGCGGAGTATTGGCTGAAGGCATGGTCAGTTACCTACAAGATACTAATGCTGTTGAAGTCTATGATGGTTCAAACTGGGTATCTATTGGGTCAAGCGGTGATATTACTGGAATTACAACTGGCACAGATTCAGGTTTATCAGGTGGCGTTACAAGCGGTACAGCAACCCTAAGATTAAAGCTAGAGTTTGATGCAGAAACAGGCACAACTTACACTTTGGTAGCAGGCAACCTTAATCAGCTAGTAACACTTAACAATGCAAGCCCAATTACTTTAACAGTACCGCCTAGCGTTTTTAGCGCAGGTGATGTAATAAACATAGCGCAGATAGGCGCAGGTCAAGTAACCCTAGCGCAAGGCGCAGGCGTAACAATAACTAGCACAGGTGCAACAGCTAGCGCACCTAAACTACGCGCGCAACACAGCGCAGCAAGTATTATCTGCACAGCATCAAATACGTTTTTAGTTGTTGGAGATATTGCCTAATGAGTTTAATCGGGATTATTGCTTCAAGTAAATTAGGTGTTGTTGCACCTTCTACCGTTGAGTATTTACTTGTGGCTGGTGGTGGCGGTGGCGGTGGTTCTCCACTTAACTATGCTGGTGCTGGTGGTGGTGGTGCTGGTGGTTATAGAACTGCAAGCGGTTTTTCTGTAACAGGTGGAACTAATTACACAGTTACCGTTGGTGCTGGTGGTTCTGGCGTTGTTGATGGCGATGGAACTAAAGGTTCTAACTCGGTATTTTCAACAATAACTTCTACTGGCGGCGGACTCGGAGCAAAAGAAGGTTCTACTGGCGGTAATGGTGGCTCTGGTGGTGGTGTATCACAAAACGAAGGCGATTTTGGAACAGGTAACGAGGGCGGTTTTAGTCCAGTAGAAGGTTTTAATGGAAGTAATAACGGCAATAATAATGGCGGTGGCGGTGGTGGCGGTGCTAATGCTGCTGCAGTTGCAAAAGGTGTTTCAAATGATGGAACGCCAGGCGGAGCAGGCAAGTCATCTTCAATAACTGGCTCAGCCGTTACAAGAGGCGGCGGTGGTGGCGGTGGTGCTAATACTGGAACTGCAGGCGCAGGCGGCACTGGCGGCGGCGGCGCAGGTGGAACCCATAATCAAAACGGTAATTCTGGCACAGTGAACACTGGCGGTGGCGGTGGTGGCGCAGGGAACACCAATCAAGGCGGTAAAACAGGTGGTAATGGTGGTTCAGGTATAGTTGTTATTGCCTATGATTCAACGAAAAAAGATTTAACGGTTGGGGCAGGTTTAACTTATACATCAACAACAAGTGGTGGCAATAAAATTTACACATTTACCGCAGGAACAGGAACGGTGAGTTGGTAATGGCACATTACGCATTTTTAGACGACAACAATACTGTTACTGAAGTCATTGTTGGAATAGATGAAACAGAACTGATTGAAGGTTTAGACCCTGAAACTTGGTATGGAAATTTTAGAGGACAAAAATGCGTAAGAACTTCGTACAACGGGAATATTCGCAAAAATTATGCAGGTGTTGGTTTCAGTTATGATGAAACTAAAGATGCTTTTATTGCGCCAAAGCCTGTCGATGCAATTGGTTTCGATGAAGAAAAATGTTTATGGATTGTTCCAGCAAAGGAATTAGATGCCTAAACTGTGTAAAGCGGGGCAACAGTTACGCGAGCAGATTGACGATGCGTTCCCCAGTAGAGATAGAGCTTCGGATGGATGGAAAGCGTCCGCTGGCCATAAGGCACATAGTCCTCAGTCTGACCATAATCCTATGGGTCCAGAACAGATTGTACGTGCCCTCGACGTTGACTCTGACCTCAAATCCGACAAATCCGCGGCATTCGACCTTGCTAATCAGTTACGACTACTTGCCAGAACTGATAAGCGAATTTCTTACATTATCTTCAATGAGCGAATTGCATCCTGGGTGGGGAACTACCGATGGAGAAAATACAAAGGAATAAACCCACACAAAAAACATATCCACATTAGCTTTACAAAACTGGGCGATAACGATGGCAGCATGTTCTATCTGCCCATATTGACAGGAGACGAAGATGGAAGAACTAAAAGCGATAGCGGCAAGTTGGGCGCGAAGCTTCCTAGCAGCGGGAATAGCGACCTACCTAGCCGTGGGCTGGGATGCCAATGCAATTGTGAATGCCGCTCTGGCCGCGAGTCTGCCCGTTATCCTTCGCTATCTTAATCCTAACGATAGCGCGTTCGGTCGGCGATGAACCCGACAGACTGGGCCGCATTTGTTCTAGCGTGCCTATCTATAGCAGCCATCCTTATCGGTGGTCTGCGTTACATTATTCGCCATGAAGTACCTCTAATAATTGACCGCAGTCACATCGTGTCGCGCATCGAAAAACTAGAGGAGATGGTTCTAGAATTGCTTACT